GCTTGTTGTTCTTGGATTGCGGCAGTTAATGTAGCCACTAAGAATGACACATCAATGCCTTGGTACTGTGGTTTTCCGTCTGCATCTATAGCATCTTTTTCACCTGTCACACAGTCAGGCACTACTTCAGCAAGTTCATGGGCAATAAAACCTTGTCCGTCTGAGCCATTTACATTCCATTTGTAAGTAACTGGTTTTAATTGCGCCACTTTAGCTAATGCACCTGTCATTGGGGCAATGCTGTTTTTCAAACGATAGTCGGATGAGGTGTTGTAAGAGGTTGCCGAAGCCGTTATTGAAATACTCCCAACATTAGTGGCGGCAGTAGCCAATGTTGCTTTATAGTCAAAACGCTGCACATTTCCAGTGCCAACTTTATAAAAATAGTGTGTAGAGTCTGAACAAACATTTATATAGCAAGATGTACTAGGTGAAACTAATGCAAATCCATATACATTATTAAATCCAGGGTCTGTATATGTTCCACCTGTCCACCCCACTAGCAAACTACCAGAACTATCAAAAATACCCCTTGGATTCCCATCCCCATCAGACAACACGATGTTGTTGCTTGATGTGCGAATGTCTAGACTACTTTGGTTGCCGTTGTATGCGCCAAGGATTGTGTTCTTAGAGCCTGTGGTCACTAATTCGCCACAGCCACCAACGGAGTCGTTGTATGCCCCAACAAACGTATTACTAGCCCCCGTTGTCAATGATTCACCAGCAGACCGCCCCATAACGGTGTTGCTATTTGCAGTTGTGCATTTAAGAAGCGCAGACTCACCAACAGCGGTGTTACGCAAACCAGTTGTAATTGCAGTTCCCGCTTTATTACCAATGCCCGTGTTATTGAGTCCAGTGGTAATAGCGGTCAGAGCAAAAGTGCCAACCGCAGTATTTTGATAACCCGTAGTGTTATCTTTAAGGGCGTTTAAACCAATAGCAGTGTTGTAGTAGCCGTTTGTGGTGCTGTAGCCAGCGAGTGTGCCAACGTAAACGCATTCGTTGTTCCCACTGCCAGTAGTCAGGGAATAACCTGCCTGATAACCCACAGCTACGTTGTTTCCGTTGGTTGTGGCACTGTACAAAGCCTGATAACCTACTGCTACGTTCTGAGTGCTAGTTGTATTGCTATATTCTGCCTTATAACCCACAGCCGTGTTGCTTGATGCTGTGGTGTTGTTGAGCAGAGCTTGATAGCCCATAGCTACGTTGTTTGAGCCAGTAGTGTTTAAACCCAAAGCACCTTGTATTATTCCATCAATCCCAGAGCCAACAGCAGTGTTGTAACTGCCAGTGGTATTGCTATTCATGGCTACGTTGCCAATAGCAATATTGCTAGCACCACTTATATTGCTTCTAAGAGAAGCAGCACCAATTGCAACAATGTCTATGCCTGTTGTGTTATCTCGTGCCGCTGTATAGCCTATAGCAATATTAGCAGCACCCGTTGTATTAGCTGACAAGGCATTGTTACCAAACACAGTATTAGTCCCCACAGCACCCGCACCGCGGCCTACTGTTATACTTTGAACAACTGCACCACCAGTTAAGGTAGATACACCAGTTACTCCAAGAGTTGTAGACGCTGTAACTGAAGTAAACGCACCAGTAGAAGCAGTAGTAGCACCTACAGTACCATTGATATTAATAGAAGCTGTGCCTGTAAGGTTAGTTACCACGCCACTTGCAGGAGTTCCAAGAGCAGGTGTTACCAAAGTGGGTGAAGTCGCAAATACTGCTGACCCTGTTCCTGTTTCATCAGTTAAGGCAGCCGCTAGGTTTGCACTTGATGGAGTGGCTAGAAAGGTTGCTACATTAGTTCCTAGACCTGATACACCTGTAGCGATAGGAAGCCCTGTAGCGTTTGTTAAGGTTGCGCTAGTGGGTGTTCCAAGGATAGGTGTGACCAATGTCGGGCTTGTTGACAATACATTGTTGCCAGAGCCTGTGCTTGTTCCGACACCAGTGCCACCCTTAGTGACTTTGAGCAATGGGCCTGCATCAAACAATGCGTCAATCAAATCCAAGTCAGTATTGACTTTAGTTCCCCAGGTGTCAGTTGAGGCTCCAACTTCTGGTTTGGTCAACAATAAATTTGTGGTAGTTGTATCTGCCATTAAATGCTCCTTTTAGACTGGTGTCCAAGTCTCTGAATTATCTACGATTGTGGTCCAAGTTTCTGCACTGTCGCTGATGGCTGTATAAGTTTCTGCCGTATCCCCAAGCACAGTCCAAGTCTCTGCCGTATCACTGATTGCCGTATAGGTTTCTGCCGAGTCGGGGATTGCACCCCAACCAAATCCAAAGATGATACCAACCGACCCAGTGGCTGTATTGCCAGTGATTGCAACCGAAATGCTCTGAACAACACTTCCCACAGCTGCCGTTGCGCCATTGCCGGTGATAGCCTGGAATGTGATGACCTCAGATGGCATCGTCTGCACAGCACCCGTGGCCGTGTTTCCGGTGACTGCCTTGGTAGATGTAACACCGACAGTGCCAGCCGCGCCTGTGGCCGCATTGCCGGTGGCATTAAATGCAGTGCCAGGCACGACAGTGCCAACTGCCAATGTGGCCGCGTTGCCTGTGACTGCCTGGCTTAATTCTGGCGCTAACGTACCAGCCGCGCCCGTGGCCGCGTTGCCGGTGATGGCAATGGTTATTGTGAGAGTAACTGTGCCGACATTGCCGGTGGCAATGGTTCCATCCTCTTGGACCGATATGTCAGCTAACACACTACCGACAGCACCAGTGGCCGTGTTGCCACTGATGACGACATTGCCTATGCCATAAACACCAAGGCCGTAATAGCCCGTTCCATAAGCAGCCATGCCGCTGCCCCTTGGTTAAGCAATCCGGATTAGGCCGGTGCTTGCATCGTTAACGGGCATGGTCAGCGTGAACGTGCCAGCCGTGACAGTCTGTGATCCAAACGTGTGGACACTGACCGCCTTATTGCTTTGTGTGCTGTTATAGATTAAGACAGCATCAAAGGCCGTAGACAGAGTCACAGTCGTGTAGGCAATGCTGGCGCTGGGGGTCACAAAGGCCGTTGTGCCGCTGGTGCTTGGCGCAGTGCCAAACGTCACAGTCACACCGCCTGCTGTGTAGCCAGTGCCACTTACTTCGCTAGTGGCGCTGTAGGCTGTGGTGCTTGCATTGACTGTGGCGCTGGCCAAGTACAAAGCAGCCTTGAAAGTGTCGGCAGCAGTCGATCCACGGGTCACGCCAGTGCCAAAGTTGTGGTGGCCAACTAAAAGCTCACCCTTAAAACTTGTGCACATTGCTTGAGTGTTAGCCATATCAATCCTTAAATTGCTTGGGTTTCGCCTTCGGCAAAAACACCTCGTTTTAAAACCATGTTCACAGACCGGTGGACCAATTCGCCATCAAGCCAATACTCGACCCAGCCCGTTGCCTCGTTGTCGTTGTCAACTGACCCCTCTCGCTTCTCAAGCAAAGAGTCATCCATGTCGCCTTTTGTCGTTGTCACAATCATGTTTTTACCCAAAAGTCTTTGCACGGGTCAGCAATGCACCACCAGAAGATGCGCTGCGATCATCGGCAGTTTGTGAATCATTCAAGGCTCGCTCATAGAGTGTTGCCCACACTTGGATTCTCGCATCATCTTGCAAGTATGGTGCAGCCTGGAGCAATGCTCCATATAGATAAATGTCGGGGTTTGATGTCAAAAGCCAGTTGGTCGTGTTGCTATTTGATAACTTTGCCAACTTTGCGTAATAGGTTAACTCGGTGGTGTAGTTGCTGTCCGGTGTTGGGACTAATCGAAATTGACCACCCACAATGCCAAAGAATTTTGGCCTGCCGCTGGCGGTAAATTTGGTCATCTCATTGTCCAAGGCATCAATGCTCAAAAACGACAATGGGGTTTCTGGATTGGTGCTAGTGAGCTTCAAGGATTTTGTCTCTAAGAAGTCAGCAGGCACAGCGCCATACTGCGCATTAAAAAACGCATTGGCCCTGACAATCATCTGCCTGGTGCGCAGTGTTCTTTCAACTTGTGCCTCGGCCAAAGAGATAAAGTCAGGAATGACAGTGGTCAGGTCTGACCGATTAAGCCAGTCGCCAATGGATGTCTTCAATTCCGCGTATGTAGTCAGTGCCATTATTGGGCCTCTTTTTCCATCTCTTCTTTCACAATCCAAGTGTGTTCATGGCGAAATTCAAATGTGCCAATGTGGCCAATTTCTTTTGAAACGTCATGGTCGATGTAGACTTTGTAGCCAAGCTCTTGAGCTTTCTTACAAAAGAACACATCCTCACCCATGTAGCCCCGTGTGGTCTGCCATGGCATATCAAACCATGGCTCACTCATGCCCTCAAACACCTCGCGCTTGATCAGCATTATGCCCGTTCCAATGCTTCCCACCTCTTCCAATCCAGTGGATTCTGGCATGGTATAGACCACCTGGCGCTTGCCATTCTCGTCATAGTTCTGGGCCGTTGGGCCAGTGGGCATTCTGCGCCTGGCACAGTTGGCAGCCACAATTTCTTTGTCGTGCTTTAAGAGCCGCTGGACCATGTCCTGTGGGAATGTCATGTCAGAGTCAATGAAAAGAATGTGGGTGCAGCCTTCTTTCATGGCATCCAAGCAAAGGTCAGCCCTTTGGTTTTGGATGATCGTGCCTTGCATCAATTTCAGACTGATAGCGTCTTCGGTATTGAGTGTGTGAAAGGCCACCATATTCACCATGCAGTAGGTGTAATTTGTGTGGACCTGATCACGGGCCGGTGTGCAGACTGCAATGTAATTCATACTTTCCCAGGGCGAGTTCTAAAAAATTGATTGTCGCTGTCGTTGAGCCAGCGCTTCATGTATTCCTGATCATCGATCTTGCCCTCGGCCTTCATCTTGTAATAAAGGGATTCGGGGATGGATGCCACCAAGTGCCATTCACCAGTCCAGTTGGCTTTCTCATCCACAGC